CTTCTTACAGAGTTTTGGGTCAACTATCAATACCAAACAGATTTTAACCCTTTCCATTTTCATGGTGGTGTTTATTCATTTGCTATTTGGATGAAGATTCCAACACAATGGGAAGAGCAGTGTAAGTTACCGCAGTTCCAAGATATTAAAAAAGAGAATAGAAAAGCAGGAACATTCGAGTTCCAATACATTGATGCTCTTGGTGGTATTAGAAGTATGTCATATCAATTAGGTAGAGAGTTTGAGAATTGTATAGTATTCTTCCCTGCTCAATTAATGCATTCAGTACATCCTTTTTACGGAACCGATGAAGCAAGGGTATCTATTGCAGGAAATCTTTGGTACGATACTACTGGATTAGGCACAAAAGGTAATGCATTAGATCCATCTCTATTAGGTGACAAAGATCAATATCTCGAAAGGCAGGAAGCAAATAGAACCGAATATGATGGTCAAGGTAGTTATTATAAACCAAACCAAAAACCAAAACCTAAGAAAGGTAAAAAAGGATTTGGATCTCTATGACATTCCAATATAAACCAATTCCAATTAATCAATTAGGATGGTTGTATATTAAATTAGATAGAGAGATAATAGATTATCTTTGGAAGATGATTGATCAATCAACCAAAGATAATATGAAATCAAATCTAGCAGGAAATATATCTAAAAGTTATTCTCTTGAGGATGATGAGGATTATTTCTTTAAAAATGTTTTACTTCCCTTATCTAATCATTGGGTAAGTAACAAAGGAACATTTTCAGAAGTTCCTTGCTCAGAAAATTTAGAATTTTATCTTCATCAATTTTGGGTAAATTATCAAAATCAACATGAAGTTAATCCTTGTCATGATCATTCAGGACTTTTTTCGTTTGCAATTTGGATGAAGATTCCTTATGATTGTAAAGAACAAAATAAGTTACCATTTTTAGATGGAATAAGAGAAGAAGATAAGAAAGTAGGATGCTTTGAGTTTCAGCATTTAGATATGTATGGAAAAGTTGTTAATACTGCTTATCGTTTAGATCCTTCTTATGAAGGATATATGGTATTCTTTCCAGCAAAATTAAGACATATGGTGTATCCTTTTTATGAAACTGATGAACCACGAATCTCTATAGCAGGAAATATTTGGTGTAAAACTCAAGCTTGACAAGGTGAACTAAATACCCATATAGGAGGTATGGGTTATTGAGTCATCTTGTTATACAAAAGTCAAATGAGGTTTTTCTTAAGATAGAAGCAGAACCCCATGTTTATTATGAGTTGAGGGATCACTTTACTTTTGAGGTAGAGGGTGCAAAGTTTATGCCTCAATATAGGAATAAGCATTGGAATGGGGAGATACACTTATTTGATTTAAGAAAGAAGCAGATATATGTTGGACTGTTAGATAGAATTATTGCTTTCTGTAAGAGAAGAGATTACGAATATAAATTTGTTGATAATGAATATTATGGAACTCCCTTTGAGATAAATGAGGGTATTTCATATGATGGTGTTAAGGATTATATGAAGTCCATATGCTGTCATCTCCCTCGTAAATATCAAATACAGGGAGTATACGATGCTTTAAGACATAATAGAAAACTATTGATAAGTCCCACTGCATCTGGTAAATCGTTGATGATTTACTCCTTAGTAAGATATTATATTGGTAAAGGCGAAAAAATTCTTTTAATTGTTCCCACGACATCTCTCGTAGAGCAGATGTACAAAGATTTTCAGGACTATGGTTGGGATGCTGAGTCATACTGCCACCGCATATATTCAGGTAAAGAAAAAACTAATGAATATCCAGTCACTATTACTACTTGGCAATCTGTCTATAAGTTAGAAAGATCATTTTTTGAGGACTATAATGTAATCATCGGTGATGAAGCACATCTTTTTAAGAGTAAGTCCTTAGTATCTATAATGACAAAGTTGCACCACGCAAAATATAGATTTGGATTTACTGGAACATTAGATGGAACTCAAACTCATAAGTGGGTATTAGAAGGATTGTTTGGTCCAGCTTATAAAGTGACACGAACAGATGAATTGATGAAACAGGGTCATCTTTCTCAATTAGATATTCAATGTCTTGTACTTAAACATGTTCCGCAAAAATTTGATACATATCAGGATGAAATACAATATCTTATTGAGCATGAACAACGAACTAAATTCATAACTAATCTAACTTTAGATTTAAAAGGAAACACTCTTGTATTGTTTTCACGAGTAGAAGCACATGGTGCAGTGCTTTTCGAAAAGATAAATAAAAATAAGGATAGTGATAGGAAAGTATTCTTTATTCACGGAGGTGTAGACGCTGAAGAAAGAGAACTAGTTAGAGAAATCACTGAGACTGAAAATAACGCAATTATTGTTGCTTCTTATGGTACTTTCTCGACTGGTATTAATATTAGGAATCTTCATAATGTTGTGTTTGCTTCGCCTTCCAAATCTCGAATCCGAAATCTCCAGTCCATCGGGAGGGTTTTACGAAAAAGTACAAACAAAGTAAAAGCTATTTTATATGATATTGCTGACGATTGTACTCATAACTCTCGCAGAAATTATACATTAAACCATTTCATAGAAAGAATTAAAATCTACAATGAAGAAAATTTTAATTATGAGATAATCACAATACAGTTAAAGAAATGATAGAAGACGATTTTTATGCAACACTAAAACTTAAATCTGGCGAAGAAATTTTCGCAAAGGTCGCTGCGTCCGATGAAGAAAATCGAGTAATGTTGATTGTTCATCATCCAATTACAATTAATGAAATTAAATCAAAAGGAAACTTAGTAGGATATAAGGTAGAACCTTGGTTAAAAACTACAAAGGATGATATGTTTGTAATTAATTTGGATCATGTTATTACTTTATCCGAATCATCCGATCCCGAAATGATTCATATGTATCAAAATTTTCTAAGAGATTCTCAAAGAGACCCTTTTAATCAACCAAAAATGAGTAGAAGAATGGGATATATTGCTACTGTAGATGATGCTAGAAATTTCTTAGAAAAAATATTTACAGAAAATCCTAAAGATACTAAAAGTTAATATATAGCCGTCCCTTGAACCCTTACAGAGTTAGTTTAACTGTATAATTAGAACTTGTCAAGTGGAAAGATAAATGTTATACTATCTACATAGTAGTGACAAAGACCTATGGCAATAATTAGACCTATGGCTAAACGCAAAAGATCTGAGCACTATGTTAACAATAAAGAGTTTCTTGCAGCATTAATTACGTATCGTGAGAATGTTGAAATTGCACGATTACAAGACAAACCTAAACCAGTTATTCCTAGATATATTGGAGAATGTTTTTTAAAGATTGCAAATCATTTATCATTTAAACCAAATTTTGTTAATTACATGTTCAAAGAGGACATGATCTCAGATGGAATAGAAAATTGCGTTCAGTACATACATAATTTCGATCCAGAAAAATCAAGAAATCCTTTTGCATATTTTACGCAAATTATACATTACGCATTTCTCCGAAGAATACAAAGAGAAAAACGTCAATTAGAAATTAAGAATAAAATTATTGAGAAATCTGGTTATTCTGAAGTCTTTGATGACAGTAATAAGATTGACGGCGACAAGTATTCCGACTATAATCAAATCAAAGATGCTGTACATGCAAAGTTGCGTAATTAATGAAAGTTGCAATCATAACGGATCAGCATTTTGGGTGCAGGAAAAATTCTAAAGTTTTTCATGATTATTTCCTAAAATTTTATAACGACGTTTTCTTTCCTACTATTGAGAGGGAAGGTATTACCACTATTATTGATATGGGTGATACTTTTGATAGTAGAAAAGGAATAGATTTTTCTGCTCTTGCATGGTCAAAGGTTAATTATTTTGATCGTCTTGAAAAATTAGGATGTACGATACATACAATAGTTGGTAATCATACTGCTTATTATAAGAATACTAATGAAGTGAATGCAATTGATTTATTACTTCGTGAGTATGATAATGTAAACATATATTCAGAAACAACTCCTATAGAAGTAGGTGGTTTGAGTATTCTTCTTGTTCCTTGGATCAATAGTGAGAATGAAGAGAAAACTTTGGCTATGATTGATAAGTCAAAATCTCCTGTTTGTATGGGACATCTTGAGTTAAAGGGATTTAGAATTCATAGGGGATATGTCATGGAATCTGGTACGGATTATAATCTTTTTAATAAATTTAAGAAAGTTTATTCAGGGCATTATCATACAAGATCAAATCAAGATAATATCTATTACTTAGGAAATCCTTATGAAATATATTGGAATGATTTAGAAGATACCCGTGGATTCCATATTTTTGATACAGAAACATTAGAACATACTCCGATTAATAATCCTTATAGAATATTCTATACAATTTATTATAGTGATCATGACCATCAGACATTTGATACTCGTGAATTGGAGGGTAAGATTGTAAAACTTATTGTTAGAAAAAAAACTGATCTTAAGAAGTTTGAAAAATTTGTTGATAAGTTGTATAATTCTAATGTACAGGAACTTAAGATAATTGAAAACTTTGTTATTCAAGAGTCTGAAGATTTCGAAGCATTTGAATCAGAAGATACTCTTTCTATCCTTAATAGGTATATTGAGGAAGCAGAGATAAATCTTGACAAATCAAGAGTTCAAAAAATGATTCAAGAAATATATCAAGAGGCATGTGAGTTGGTTTGATGTATATTCTAACTGTTGCTGGTAAAGAAAGTCAGGGTGCTTATTCTGTTACTGATGATGATGGTGAACAAGTTCTTTATTTATTTGAACAATCAGATGATGCTACTAGATTTGCTTATCAATTGGAAGATGAAGGGTATCCCGAAATGAATGTAGTTGAAATTGAAGATGAAGTGATGCTTAAAACGTGTCACGTTCATAACTACAATTTTACCGTTATTACACCTAATGACATTGTAATCCCGCCATCTGAAAAACATGATTTTATTTGAGAAGATACGCTGGAAAAACTTTTTAAGTACTGGTAATCAATATACTGAAATTACTTTTAATAAAAGTTCTACCACATTAATAGTAGGAACCAATGGTGCTGGTAAGAGCACTGTTCTTGATGCATTGACTTTTAGTTTATTTAATAAACCTTTTCGTAGGATAAGTAAAGGTCAATTAACTAATTCTACTAATGAAAAGGATTGTAGAGTAGAAGTAGAATTTTCTTTGGGTGGAATAAAATGGAAAGTTGCTAGAGGAATTAAACCAAATATTTTTCAAATTTATAGAGATGGTACTCTTTTAGATCAATCTTCATCTGCTAATGATCAACAAAAGTGGTTAGAGCAGAATGTGATTAAGATGAATTATAAGTCTTTTACTCAGATTGTTATTTTAGGTTCTAGTACATTTGTTCCCTTTATGCAATTGACTGCCCCTAATAGAAGGGAAGTTATTGAGGATCTTTTAGATATTAAAATATTCTCATCAATGAATAATTTAATTAAAGATAAAATCCGTCAGATTAAGGAAGAGACAAGGACTTTTGAACTTAAGAAAGAGTCTCTTAATGATAAGGTAGAGATGCAAGAAAAGTTTATGAGTGAGATAGAGAGTCGTGGTAAGCAAAGAATAACAGATAAAAAAGATAAAATTAGTACACTTATAGGTGAAGTGGATAATTATATCAAAGTAAATGAATCATTAGAAAATGATGTATTTGACTTAACTAAAGAGCAAGAAAAGGTAACTGGTGCTGGTGATAAGTTAGTAAAACTAAACAATTTAAAGGGTAAAATCTCTAATAAAGTAACTACCATTACTAAAGAGCATAAGTTTTTCACAGATAACAGGGTTTGCCCTACATGCACCCAATCTATTCAGGAGGAGTTTAGAATAAATAAAATCGAAGACTCTCAAACTAAAGCAAAGGAGTTGCAATCTGGTTACAAAGAACTAGAAGAAGCAATTAAAAACGAACAAGAGCGAGAGAGTCAATTTATTGCCCTATCAAAGGAGATTACTAAACTAACACATGGCATTTCTAAAAACAATACTTCAGTCTCTGGATGCCAGAGGCAAGTCGGAGAACTGGAATCTGAAATTCAAACACTTACCAGTCAACTTGAAAACAGAAATACTGAACATGACAAGTTAGAAACTTTTAAAAGTAATCTTCAAGACACCTATGAAGAGCTAGTCTCAAGAAAGGACAAAATAAAATATTTTAATTTCACCTATGGTTTATTAAAAGATGGTGGAGTTAAATCAAAGATCATCACTAAGTATTTGCCACTGATTAATCAGCAGGTCAATAAGTACTTACAGATGATGGATTTTTATATTAATTTTAAACTTGATGAAGAGTTTAATGAAAGTATAGAATCACCAATTCATGAAGATTTCTCATATGCTTCTTTCAGTGAAGGTGAGAAGATGAGAATTGACTTAGCATTACTTTTTACTTGGAGAGAAGTAGCAAGATTTAAAAATTCAATTAATACAAACCTTCTTATAATGGATGAGGTTTTTGATAGTTCTTTGGATGGATTTGGTACAGAAGAATTCTTAAAGATCATTAGATATGTAATTAAGGATGCTAATATATTTGTTATATCCCATAAGACAGGATTGGAAGATAAATTTGAGAGTGTTGCTAGATTTGAGAAGGTTAAAGGGTTTAGTAGGATGGTGGACTGATGCCAACCTTTACTCATAAACCAACTGGAAAAAGAGTATTCTTTGCACATATTCCTAGAACTGCTGGAAGATATGTAGAAGCAAATCTTCTATGGAAGAATGATTGTGATTGGGATGAGATTAATCTTGATACTGGTAATGGAGTGATGACCATGATGTATGGAGCAGAGATTGCTCATTGGCATAAAGAAATATATGAAGAGCATTTAGATGTAAAAGATATACCTAATTTCTCAATTATTAGAAATCCATTTGATAAATTTATTTCAGGATCAGTTTATCTTAAAAGATTATATGGAAATGATTGTCAAGAGTTATTTGAGGATGAGAATTTATTTTTCTCTATGCTTGCTAACATACCCACATTGGATCCTAATTTTTCTGCTAACTGGTTTAAATCCCAAGTGGACTTCATGACTGATAGGACACATATATGGAAATATGAGGATGGTATGGGAGAGAATTTTGTCAGTTGGTTAAGTGGCATAATGGGAGTTGACTTAAAGTTTGATGAGGATATAGAGTATCCAAAGTCCCGTGATGAGGGCAATAAGCTTAAGAAAACACCTAAGCTTATACATAATCTTAGACAACTCTATAGGAAGGACATTGAGCTCTATTACCCCGAATTGGAAGCATCATTCTAAGAAGGATGCCAAGAGGAAACTCAAACCACAGGCACTACGGTCTGCAAGAGAAAGGCGTAGACAGTTAATAAAGTGTCTACAGACCTCCCAAAAGGGGAGGTTTTTTAGTATGATAGGTATATCAAAAGAAAAAACCTATGGCAGTTCAGCAAGAAATCAAGTCCCAACTAGCAAAACTGCTTGCTACTGAGGACATTGTAGTAGAGCATAGGAGTTGTGAGACTGCTCAGTTTAATGTTCACACTCGTGTATTGACCCTTCCACTTTGGGAGAAAGCAAGCAATGAAGTATATGATATGCTAGTGGGTCATGAGGTAGGACATGCTCTTTACACACCAGATGAGTGGGATTGGCAGGATGAGATTCCCCATCAATTTATGAATGTGGTTGAGGATGCAAGAATTGAGAAGTTGATTAAGCGTAAGTATATGGGTCTTGCAAAAACTTTCTATAGGGCATATAATGAATTACAGAAAAAAGATTTCTTTCAGTTAGATGGTGAAGATGTTGATAATTTTAATCTTGCTGATAGGGCTAATCTATATTACAAGGTTGGTTCGTTCCTTGATATTCCTTTTTCAGATGCTGAAAAGGAGATTATCGATTTAATTGGTAAGTGCGAAACATTTGCAGACACTAAGAAAGCAGCAAAACTTCTTTATGAGTATTGTAAGGAAGAACTAAAGAAAGAAAAGGAGGAAGCAAGACCTGATTTGGGTGAGGATAATATTGATTATGAAGAGCAGGAAGTAGAATCAAAGAGTGTTGAGCAAAGTGAAGAAGGTGAAGAAGGAGAAGCACAACCACAACCAAAATCTGAGCAGGGTGGTCAAGAACATGATGGTGATGGTGAGTTGTCAGACGCATGGGATGAACCAGAAGTTCATACTGCTGATGCTCTAGCAGATAAGTTACAAGACCTTATAAATGAAAATGGTATTGAGAATGTTTATCTAGAACTTCCAGAAGTAAATCTAGAAACTGTTATTGCTAGGAATAGTGATGTGCATGAAGAGATTGATGCTGACTTTGGGGAACAGCAATCAGCAAGAGACTCTCATTGTAAGCATAATACTCTTGATCTTGTAGACATTTTTGCCGAGGCAGATGCTGAGTATGGACAATTTAAAAAAGATGCACAAAAGGAAGTCAATTATTTGGTCAAAGAGTTTGAGTGTCGTAAGGCAGCTTCCGCTTATGCTCGTGCTGCTACTAGTCGCACTGGGGTTCTCGATACAGCGAAGCTTCATTCTTACAAATATAACGAGGATATCTTTAAGAAGATAACTGTATTACCTGATGGTAAGAATCATGGATTGGTCTTTATATTGGACTGGTCTGGTTCTATGCAATATGTTTTGCAAGATACTATCAAGCAACTTTATAGTTTAGTATGGTTCTGTAGAAAAGTGCAGATTCCATTTGAGGTTTATGCATTTAGTAATGAGTGGCATCGTCCTTATAGTAGGTCTGCTTATGTGGACTATGATAATAATAAGGAATTGAAACCACATTATGAAGCAGAGGAGTATCTATTAGCAGTTGAGAATGGTTTTTCTCTAATGAATATGCTCACTAGTAAGTCTAATGCTAAGACCCTAGATCATCAAATGCAAAACATTTGGAGAGTTGCTCTTTCTTTCCGTCACTGGTGTGGGTATCAGTATCCACCAAAACTATCTTTATCGGGTACTCCATTAAATGAAACAGTCATTGCATTGCATCAAATTCTTCCTAAATTCCAAAAGGATAATGGTGTAGAAAAAACTCAATGTATTATATTGACTGATGGTGAAGCATCACAGATTCCATATCATATGGAAGTTGAGAGACATTGGGAAGATTCTCCTTATATGGGTACTCGTAATGTTAATCCAGATAAATGTTTCCTAAGAGATCGTAAACTTGGTAAAGTTTATAAGTTTGGTTGGAACTGGCGTGAGTTTACAGATGTTCTTCTTAGAAATCTAAAGGATAGTTTCCCTTCTATGAATTTAATTGGTATTCGTGTTCTTGAGAATCGTGATGCTAATAGATTTATGAGAAGTTATTCAGATGAGTATAGTAAAGAGTTTGTTATTCTTAAAAAAGATTGGTCAAAGAATAAGAGTTTTACTATTAAGAATTCTGGATACGATGCTTACTTTGCAATGTCATCTGCTACTCTTGCACAAGATGCTGAGTTTGAACCTAAATCAGATTCAAAGGCAGATATCAAGAGAGCATTTGTTAAGTCTCTTAAGGTCAAGAAACTAAATAAGAAAGTTCTTAGTCAATTTATGGAGTTAGTGGCATGACAGAAGAATGGGTTAAAGAAGTTCCTAACTGGGAACAAGAGTATAGTGCTATGAGTGTTGAGAGAACCGAAAGGGAACAGGAAATACTTAATGGTGATAAACTAAAGTCCTATGAAGGTATGATGTATGGTCGTATGTACTCTGATTGGAAGAAACGTAAAGAATATACACCTTAAGAGAATATTAAATGATTAAATATTTAACGAAACGGTAGATATTTTATATTATGGTATTCTTTATTTTAAAATTATGTACATTGTATACGAAGAACACATCGAACAGTTAGAAAAAGAAAACGCAGTAGTAAGGGAGAAAGATTGATGAGTGGAGATTGTAAACAACAACCAGTTATCTTTTACAGTGAGGAAATGACTGTATCAAAGATGATTCTTTTAGCACAGAAGGGTGTTACCTTTAAAAAATATGAATACCTTTTAGATATATTAGAAGAGGAAGAAGAATAAATAAATTTAGGAATTGTTGTCAAGCATGAAAACCTTTAAGGAGTTTTGTTCTCAACTAGATGAGAGCAGTTTAAGTAGAATTAAATCTAAATCAGATAAGGGTGGGATGGCAGTCATCTCTGGAAGTCGTGGTGACAAATCTGCGAAAGAAAATAAGGCAAGAGCAAAACAATTAGATCGTGATATAAAAGGTAAGGGTTTACCTGGTGCTACTAAGGTATCTGGAAGATGGGATGAGACAGATGATAAAACTGGTAAAACCACAAAGGTTAAGGAACGTAGTCACGTTGTCACTTCTGGTAAAAAGAGTAAGAGGAAGTTTAAGAAAGCAGTAAAAGCACTTGGTAAGAAGTATGGTCAGGATGCAGTGTTGACACAAACCAAAAAAACTGGTACAGTATCAGCAACTAGAAAAGGTGGACTTGGTAAAGAAGCAGGTAAAAATGTTAAAAGGTTTAGAGCAGGAACAATGAAACCTGGACAAACCTCACCAGAAGGTGATACTAAAATCAAAGGAAAAACCTTTACTTATGGAAAATGACAACACCACTTTATGATGACTCCAATTGGAGAGAAGAATACAAAAATTATACCAGTAATGAAAAACATCTTGAACTTCTAGAGAATGGTCCTCACAGCCTTTCTTCTAGTTGGATACTGGGTGCTTTGTATAATAAATGGAAAAAGATGAAGGGATATGATAAATTAGATCCAAAGGAGAATGAGGGTCAATTGCAATCATCTATGAAGGAATGGGAGGAGAGTGTCAAAAAATATGAGAACCCTGATGAGAGTGACATACTAGAACAAGAGAAAGATCTTCCTCCACGTCCAGAAGAACAGATATATGATGAATTAAATGACTAGATGGTGGACAATAAAATAAGTGTCCACTGGGG